CAGCCATGGGCACAATTTAGATTCTGGCAGTCAATGTCCTGCGTGTAAACACGATCACGAGTTCACAATTGATCTACGAGTATTGTTAGACAGCATACAAGCACCCAACTACGATATCTGTGTGCAACACGGAGACTTGGAATTTTATTTCCGCCCTATGACCTATCAAGATCTCAATGCCAACAATCAATTGCAATTTGAACAGCAAAAAATAATGGCCATGATTCCTGATGCAGAAACTCCAGAAGCTGACAAAATAAAAAATATCAATGATGCGTTAAAACGCTTGACCACAATCACTGTGCAGGCCCTGTGTCAAAGCATTGGCGCAGTAAAAACACCACAGGCCATGGTCACTGAACCAGAATTTATTTTAGAGTTGATGAACAATTGCGATCGTAAAGTATTCAGCAGTGTGCGAGACCATATTATTGATCTTAAAAATCAAGCTGAATTACAACCGGTAGATCTTAAATGTCCAGAATGTCAACATGAGTATAAACAAAATGTAACATTGGACATGACAAGTTTTTTCGAATCCGCCTCCTAGCCTTGGATTCTGACCAGATCGCTGAGATGCTGGAGCAGATGGATAAGGAAGTAAGTAACATTCGGCAGGAGGCGTTACGATTGAGTTGGTATATGCGAGGTGGTTTGACCTATGATCAAGCCATGGCCTTGAGTCTCGAAGAACGCAACCTAATTAACGATTTAATCAAAGAACATTTAGAAACTACCAAGAAAAGCGGATTGCCTTTCTTTTAAATTATGCTATTAAAATTAGACAATGTAAAGGCTGACATAGAAAAGTGGATTGAGGACTTTGTAGAAGTACCACATCCAAGTCTTGGCGGCTGGGCTCCGTGTCCATATGCCCGCAAGGCCAGACTAGATCGTGACTTTGATGTTAGACTAGGGCTTGCACCTATACACGATCTAACACAAGTCAGTCGTAAAGGTTTAGAAGGCAAGAGTGTGGTTATATTTGTATACGATCCAACGGACATATCCTACACTGAATTAAGTTACGCCATTGATGTTTGCAACAGAGAATTTTTATTGCCAAACAATTTATTATCTTTAGAAGATCACCCAGACGATCCAGAAGTGGTCAACGGCGTGGTTATGAACAACGGAACTTATGCATTGGCACTGGTACAAAGTTTAAGTGACCTAAATGAAAAAGCCCAACTGGTTGCTCGCAAAGGCTTCTATGATACATGGCCAGAAGAATACCTGTCTATGTTGTTCAAACATCGCAAGGATCCTAGAGCATGACCTATTCAGTATATCAACATTGGGATCCTCTTAAGGTCTGTGTAGTAGGGCGCAGTTATCCGCCAGAATTTTATTCGTGGATTGATGTTCCCCGCGTCCGCACATTGTTTGAAAAAATTGCAGTAGAAACTGAAGAAGATTATCAAAGCATAATAAAAAAGCTTCAAGAATTTAATGTAGAAATTCTAAGACCAGATTTGCCAGAGTCTGGGTTTGATGGAACCAAATATGTTCCACCGCCGATGACTCCTAGAGATTATACCTTAATGTTAGGCACTACATTTTATCAAAATTACAACTCTTATGATTTTGGGTATTTTTACCATCATGTAAAGGAACAAAAAAAATGGCACTGGTGGTGCAAATCGTTTAAGGATCTTGATTTGTTACCAGCAGATGTACGAGAAGAATGTTTAATTTTGCATGAGCAGTATTTAAAATCTAATCCTGGGTTTGTTTGTTACGACAAAATCTTTGAACATATTAAAAATCAAGGTCACACAATCAAACATTATTTTAATACCATTTGCTCTGGTGGATTTGTGTCTCGTCTTGGTAAGGATTTATATTTTGGTACACAAACCTACGACCAGGATCTAGCTTTACTAAAACAACAGATGGATCAAGAATTTTCATACACACGAAATCATGTAGTCAATACTGGTGGACATATTGACGGCACTTTTTGTCCGGTTGCCCCTGGGCTGGTCATTGGCACTAAAGACGCTATTGATTATGATGCTGCTTTTCCTGGGTGGGAGGTTGTGTGCCCACCACCACAAGATTTACATAACAAAAAAGAATTTTTAGATCTAAAAAAGAAAAATCAAGGCAAGTGGTGGATACCTGGATTCGAGTACGATCAAGACGTAATGAACACAGTAACTCAATATCTAGGCGCATGGACAGGCTATGTAGAAGAATCAGTTTTTGATGTCAATGTGTTGATTATTGACCCAAAAAATATTATAACCAACGTTTACAATAAACAAATATTTGATGCCTACGAGCGACATGGTATTACTCCACATTTAATTCCTTTAAGACATCAGGCCTTTTGGGACGGTGGTATACATTGTGTAACCAGTGATTTACATCGAGAAGGCACTATGCAAGATTACTTTCCGGAGAGGCCATGACTTATCAATTTGCTCGAATACGCTTAACCGAAACCACATATCAACCCACAGTTGAATGGGAATACCTCCGCGAACCTAACATTGCACAGCTACAAGATATCTATAGAACCTATTGTATCTACAAACACTTTGCGTCAGTTATGCCGTTGTTTGCAAGTCAATTTACTGACCCTGACACTGATGTTATTGGGTATCGCGAAGATGGGCAGTTGGTAGCGTTCAGTTTAATGAAACGCTACGACAACGAAAACGTTCTAGCCAGTCAGTTTGCATGGACCTATCACAATCCACGAACCAGACTAGGAATAGAAAGTTTAAAGACCGAGTGCGCTATCTACCGAGATCGAGGCTATAAATTTCTATACCTGGATCAAGCTCACTTATATAAACAAGGCCTGGAAGGCTTTGAAATTTTAGGGACACTACAATAATGGCAGACTTATACACAATTTGGGCAAACAAAGAAGGCGATATTTCAGATATCGATTGGGTCAATGGAATGAAGAGTTTCTTTGATCATTTAATTTCAGAAGGCAAAATGGAAAGCTACAGAATCACTAGATGTAAAATGGGATTCCGTAGTATTGCAGACATGCCTGAATGGATGATACTCATGGAGTTCCGAGACATGGGGCAAATGGACAGTGCATTTAGACGTGTTGCTCCTTTAGAAGGAGAACTCGAAACAAAACACAAAAGCTTCAATCAGTTTGTTGCTGGAGACATTCAACATGCCTTATTCCGAGATTGGCCTGATACCAACTTGTAAGATCTCTTAGAGATCTATTGATTTCACTTCGTTCATCAATTTTGTTTTTCTTTAGCATTATCTAGATTACGCGGTCACAATTCACCGTATGCACGGTGAATATGACTTCTACATTATCTGAGTGTAGCTGCCATTTATTATAAAGAGATTGTTGTTTCCAACGCAGAGGCGGTTGACCGGTACCCCTTACTCTAGCTTCACATATCAACGGAACCCTAGTAACCCGATAATAAATCCAAGTCCTATAAGCATGGGTCGTGTCTTTTTCAACGGAGCCCAAACCATTTGTTGCCTTAAGTTAGCAATTGCCTTTGACGCCCAAGTCTGGACCGGGTATCGCACCGTTCCTCAATGGGGTTGGATCAAGCATCCAACACAGAGTCGTGATTAAATTTTATCTTTGATGTGTGAGCCATGCACACGTACTTGTATATGGCCGTTGTAATAATCTGCTGATTCCAATACTCGCCTTGCAAACTGTTCTCTTGCCTCAATGTATGAACATTCAGACTTTGATTTGCAATAGTAAAGTATTTCTCTGGTGAAGTTTTCGGTGCCTAGTTTGATTACGTCTGCGGTTAATTCTGGGCTTGACCCATAGTACTCACGCCAATCTGAGTCGATCTTAGTGCGTATCTTCTTCCGCTTTTTGATGCCGTTCTTTTGTTTTACTGTCTTGTATGTTGTCTTGCTAAATTTTGCTAATTTTTTGCCTATGTACTTGCGTCCAGATAGATTATTTGTAATTAGATAAACAAATCCCACACATTCTTCGGGCAGTGTCTCAACTGGGGTGTCTTGATAAAGCCATGTCATGTGTTTTGGGAAATTGCCTTTCGTGCTATAGTTATGCTGCCTTAGTATAATTGAAGATTTTTTAAGAGATTCTGATTTTCGTATAACATGCCTAAATTGTAGCGGTTTTGTTGTTCGTTGTATTGGCTTAGATAGTTTAATTCTTGGTGTCTGCCTGTAGCGGTGTAATCATCGCCTAACCCAAAATGCACAACTCCTGTGGGCTTTA